TTTAGGTAGAAATCAAGGTTTTCTACTACCAATTCTATGACTGTTGCAAGCTCTTGTGAATCCTGAATATTGCCTGCGGCCACCATTGAGCCACTAAATATGTTCCGAGCCCACTCAGGTAGTTCACGCTGCTTGCTCCAGGTATACCCTGACACGCGATCTTGAAACCAGTTGAGCATAGGATGACCCTTGACCACGGGGCTAAAGTCATGGAATGCGCCAGTGACCTTGTTGGGGCCTGCAATGATGTCAAACCCAAAGACGGGAGCCGGGTCATTTACATGGGGAAAGATGCACAAGTGCATCATGTACAGCTTTTTGGACTCCCGGGCATCCACGATGTCCAAGTGCGCTCTGCGAAAGCTTTTGTCTTGATAAACAAAATTAGGCCACGAATAACGGTGGCCTTCGTCTACCGCTTCGTAGCGGCTTAGTCTAGATTGGAGGAGGCTTGCCGCATCCTCAAGTTGCTGAAATATGGTGGGCATCGGCAATCTCATCAAATAAGTTTAGATTGAACTCCATAGCCCGATTAGCTTCATCACCCAACTCATCCGATAGCCGCTCACGAACCTTGCTGATTAACTCTGCTCGATTGTCAAACTGGTACATGGAACCCTGGCCAGGTATGACTTTCTTGATCATCTGACCACCATACAAATCACCAAAGTGCCGTGCATAGATATGCGCCATCAGCCTGTCGTCTGGCACCGTGTCAATGTACTCCATGTACCTTTTGGTAGAGGGATACACCGTAGCCGTTTGAGCAAACTCAATGTAGTCGGACTCGATTTTAGGGCCCCGGCAGATGTCTTCAATGCCGCTTAACAGGCCCTTGCCGTACGCAACTTCTTCCAGCTTGGTGTAGCAAAACAACTGGTTAAGTAGCAGGTCAGCGTAGACCGGAACAGGGATTTCCCCCGACAGGAGAACCTTGACAAAGGGGTGTTGCTCCGCTTTGTCATGGTTTTCCTTGATTGCGTCTTTAAGCGCCATTACGCTGGCGGAGCCACAAACGCGGGCTCATTTGGTCTTGTAGGCCATGTAATGTCCTCTGGCTTTTGAGCAGTGGCATATGTGGCCGGCAAATCCCGTAGCGTTTGCCGATAAGTGGCCCAAGCAGCTTTTTCCTCGGCGGATAAAGCAATATCTGGGAGCTGTGTCCAGTCAGAATTTGCCAACTCAAAATTACGACGGCCACGAACCAAGAGGTCTACAACCTGTTCTTGGGTAAAGTTAATGATCTCGTAGTCCATTGAAAACGAGCCATCTTCTTTTTTGGACCATCCAATGTAGTTGCAAGTCTGGCTGTAGGTGAGAGTCGGAGCATTCTCTGCAATTGGCACGTAGTTTAAAGTCTTTGCTGACTCTGGAGTTACTTCACTCCCAAGCAGCTCTGTAAGGTTTTGTGCCATGACTGGATAGCCAATGGGATTTCCATCAGCATCCAGTTGAATATAGAACGGATTAGACATGTTTTTCCTTTAGGTCTTAAGCGGCCGAGTTGGGGAATGATCTACCCGCGCCCCAAATAATCCTGACTGCCCCTTGAGCGCCGGAGCAAAATTGAGCAGTAGAAGAAACAGAAGTTCCGCCTCCCGCACCGCCACCACCGTAACGTCCACCTTCCCCGTGATAGGTAGTGCGGCCATAAAATGTCTGTGTGCTATTGGAGTTCGGCGACCCCTGTTCTCCGCCAGAACCACCTTTGCCCCCGTAGCCATTGTTGGAGCTGGTTATGTAAGACCAGTCGTTTCCTTGTGCCATGCTTGCGGGGTTTACACCAGAAGAGCCCGTTCCAAATATGTCTACACCGCCTCCACCACCAAAAGAATACGTGGAAGACTGGTAGCCATAGCCTCCAGCGGCAGAACCACCTGAGCCATTACCCCCGTTGGGAGACGAACTTCCAGTTACGCCGTAACTCCCATCTCCGCCAACACCCGAATATCCACCAGCACCACCGCCACCGCCGTAGCCGTTTGAGCTGCATAAACCGCCATTACCGCCTAATGGGGTTACCGAGCCAGCCACTTGAGTGGCCCTGGTTGAAGTAGCGCCATGCGTACCACCTTGTGCAGAAAAGAAAGACCCAACAACCGCACTGGCAGCACTGCTTTGTTGCGATGCTATCCGGGGCGGCACAGTGATTGAAATAGACTGGCCTGGCGTAACAGGTATAGAGTTTGCATACGCAAGTGCGCCTCCTGCACCCGCCGAATTAGCCCAAGTGTAGCCACCGGAAGCGCCTGCACCTATTGCTACAGCACTAATTCGGGTTACCCCTTCTGGAACAATAAAGGAAAACGTTCCAGGCGTTGTAAAAGAAACTGCACCGGGGAGCGGGGATGAAATAAGCTCTGCCAATGAGTTCATGCCTGCGGTAGTGGAGGTCGTCCCATTAACCGTCATACCTGTTGTGACCAGGTTAGAGGTAATCATTGTTTGACTATTTAGTACGGCCATTTTGCGCTCCTTACTCCGGCATTTCCGGGAAAGTTACATCTGTAGGAAATCCCTTTTGCTTGGTGATATCACGCAAGCCCTGCTTGTATGCAGTAATCTTTTTCTTTTTAGCGTCGGAATAGCCCTCCCATCTGTCCATTTGAGTAAGGACATCCGCTTCAAGCAAGAGACGGTTTCTCTTTGATCGCACTTCTAGTGCGCGTGTTTTTAGAGTAATTTCAGTGAGAATCGCTTCAATTTCCTTGGCGTTAAGCTCTCTGATTTTTTTTCCGTCTTTGACCACAATGGTCCCATGCACGTCGTCCGGGACCGGATGGTAACTGCTTTCCTCCCCGTCTGGTATCGCGTTTGAGATGGCTATAGAGCGGCCTTTTTCATCAAAGTTGGCGTATCGTGTCATTATCGATTCCCATACAAAGTAGCTGCCGCTGTATAAATCTCTTGGGGAGCAATCGTGGAATTAGTGTTGCTAGGTGAACGCGCTATCTCTAACGAACCCAACATACGCAAGTCACAAATCAGGTTTCCGTCAAAGAACGTACTCAAGCCGTAATACATGTGGTAGTCAAAGAACTGATACGTTGTCTGGTACAAGTGGGTCGTTCCTGCAAATACCAAAACAGTTGTGTTGGCGGGAACAACCACGCTTACAGTGGCAGTGGTAGTGGTGTCTGACGTAGACGTAAACAACCCTGACCATGTCCCGCCGCTAGTTGCCGAATATGTAGCTGCGTTTGGTGTAAACAACGCAATAGCCGCGCCACCATAGCTACTGTAATCCGAGCTATAGTAAAAACTAAGGCTTCGGGTAATTGAAGCGCCTGTTGTATTTCTAACAGGCAACACGGACCATGTCAGACCAGTGTAGTTGTCTGTTGTGTTATTGTCGTAATAGTTGATGGCTCTGAAATGCCCCAAACGCTGGTTATTTGCAAAAACCACTTCCCGCTGGTAATTACCCTCGCGGTTGTTTGTGTACATCTTCTCCGTAGTGCCGTTAGGGTAACCGTCTCCCAAGAACATGTTCCATGCCATGCCCCTAGAAGTAGCATCCGTACCAATTGTGGCTTGATTCAAAAGACCGTTAGGGCCACTTGACGACCATGCAGGCGTGCTGTATGTATTAGCTTGAGCCGAGCTACTGCGAACAAATCCAACAATTAAAGTTGAATCGTTAGGAACCGGGGGTGCGGCTGTTGGAGTAGAAAAAGACAGCGTACCCGTGCCATTTGTTTGCATGTACTGGCCTGCGGTGCCATCTGCTACTGGCAAAGTGAGGGCAGGTCCGCCGGACTTTTGGACTTGGTCAACGACAATTTTAGACATGGTGAAGGCTCCTTATTGGAAGAGGGCGAATCCGTCAGGATTCAAGACAAAGAAGTAAGAGTTGGTGTTGAAAGTGTACACCGCGCTCCCGGAAAGTGTAAGGGTCTGCATCCCGAACGTCATCGTGTTATCAGGCAACGTGGTGTTGGTGCTAATAGTGCTGATAAACGGGATAGAGTTAACCGATATGGTGGAAAGCTGCGCTGCTACATATGTAACCACCGCAGACTGCGTAGGCACTTTAACCGCCGAATTCTGCGCCATTGTGCCGTCGGTACTAAACTCATCAATCTGAGCGCCCAACTGCGCACCAATGGAACCCAAGCGCAACGATGTCAAACCGGACAGGTTAAACGAGTTAGCGTTCAATGTCGCAGCGCCCGTTGCTTGGTTAACCGAGAAGTAGGTACCGACGTTGAAGTTACCCTGTTCGTCCGTTGACACGTAATACACGCGACCAGGAAGGG